GAGCCGGAGCTGGAGCTGGAGCCGGAGCTGGAGCTGGAGCCGGAGCTGGAGCTGGCTGTGATCCTACCATGTTGAGAGCTGCGATCTGCTGGGCATTAAAGCCAGCTTTTGCAAGTAACAAAATATCTTCATTATTAAAAGCCATTATTTATTCCTCCGTTTTCTTTTTCTTTTTCTTGGGATAGTTGTTAAATCCCTTTTCTTTGATTACCTTGGCATAGTCTACAGATGATATATCCATATCAACACTGCCAGAGATGCCACTAACAGAGCCCTTACTTGAATACTGCCAGATGCCATATTCGGTACACACCTCCGGCTCTTTTCCGTACCTTGCTACCCAGTGAGCATATGGTTTTACTTTTTCGTGATCGAGCTTATACTTAAAGCCTGAGATATCTGAGGCATATATACCGGCAAAATATCCGGCCTTTTCCATTGTCTGACAGAAAGCTACTGCTGCATCTGTTATCTCTTCCTTATATCTGTTATCCTGAGCCTCAATATCCAGATAGACCGGATACTCAAACTTAAGGCCATCAAGGATAGTGATAAACCTCTCAGCATCAGATATGCCATTAGTTGCGCCTCTAAAATCCTTACCAGCAAAGTAATAAGCACCTACATAAAGCCCAGCAGCTACAGCTTTAGCGTAATTCTCTTTAAATCTTGAGTCCTGATAGAATCCCTTATCGGATCCTCCGGCCTTGATGATCACAAACTCAATCCCAGATGCTTTAACTTTTTCAAAGTCGATTATATTTTGCCAGTGGCTTACATCAATACCCTTAATCATAATCTCTCTATGTAATCAGTTAATTTCTGGATGGCCTGAGTATTGTTATTTAAAGCCTCAGTGACTTTATCCATCTCCTCTTTATGCCTTGATGAGATATCAGATATATCCTGACGATAATTATCTTGTATGTACTTTACATACCATCCCATAACAACGCACGCAACAATAGGAAAAGCATACTGTCCTATCACGCTCCAGATCTGATCCATATTGCCTCCTTTCGTATTCATGTATAATTGTATACAATAGTTGCTATAAAAATAGGCAGTATCTATTCAAGCACCTAGCAAGTGCATGTCCACCCTTCAGGGGCTGCTATAGGACATAGATATCTGCCTACTTATAATATATTATCTCTGAAAGTACTTGTCAAACAGAATTTCTATTATATACTCCTCAAAAACAATGCGATTTTTCATATATGCTTGCCACAGATACATATAATCTTTTCTAAATCTTGCTCTATCTTTCTCTCCAGTGCCATAGACTGCTGGAGATCCTGACCTAAAACCAGTTACATAAAACTCTCCATTAGATTTATGTTTGTATATGGTTATCTCTCCAATTGCTACCACTGGCCTATATTCTTTAATAGGTTTAGTAGCTATCCGGCCTCTCTCTTCATTTAAGAATGTATTCTTGATAGCCATATTAAAGAACTCTGTACCTCTTGTCAGATCATAGAGCGCTGTGTGGCTCTTATCCTCTGAGATCTTAGATTTATATAGGTCTATCAGTAACATCCTCCTACGCTTATCATAATAAAACTCGTCTCCGGATTTCCTGATCTTCTCAGCCACTCTCACCAGCTTTAGCTCCATAAATAAAGGGTTGTCTATTCTGTTAGAGTTAGCAAGGCATATGAGCTTAATAGGATCTCTCCCTGAGAGCTCTCTATTTCTATTGATAGTCTCGTAAGCATTAAATAAAGCGTCAGCCTCTCCCTTTATGGGCCTCTCGTTTAATTCTGGGATAAACTCATCTAAGCACATGATATCTATATCAGAGCCATCTATACCTCGGAGATTACTAAAGGTACTGAGGCTGGTTAGTAGGCCCTTACTCTCTCCCACTGGGATTATCTTATCATCCTCGTTTACATCCGACTCATAAAAGCTAGAGATATATTTATTAATAGGAAAAGGTCTGATATCCCATCCCATATCAGCATTTAAAGTTTTGAATGGCTGCATATCATCTTTTTTGACTATATCCACCTGAGACTGTAATCGTCTTAGATATATGAATTTCTTTTGTGCCTGAATAAATTCTTTTAAGGATCCATAAGTTTTACCAGTTCCTCTACCACCATATATAAATATGAATGTAGCCGGATGCTTTAAGATCTCAGGGATGTTAACATATCCATTATTATCGTATAATTGCATACTTGTATACATTACCTCCTATAATAAAAGCCGGAGTGCAGCAGCTCCGGCTTTAAAAGATTTATATTATTACTCAGCATCCACTGGAGATACATAAGCGCATGTAACATATGTACGATTATTCTTGGATGTACCATCCATTACCTTTATACGCTTTACCTCCTCAGGCTCAAAGATATCAAGGATCTCTCTAAAGGCTGAGATAAAAGTACTTGAATTAGTAGCGAATTTATCACCATCCTCAGTGAGCATAGAGAAAAGCTCAACCTCTTCTCCATCAGCGTTATGATCCTTGTAGATAGCCCAGGCTGTAAGATCTAATGTCTGGCCTACGGCCTCAGTCATTTTCTGAACGTCCTGAGCTTTTGTGAGGAAATACTTTTCCTCTTTTGTTAGTTCCTTATTAGTTGCGAGAAATTCCATAGTTTCTACCTCCGTATTTGTTTTGGTTTCTGCGATTGTGTCCGTTTCTGTTACTGTTACTACTTGAGTTTAGAGTGTTTTCAATAATCTAAAGATAACAAATTGATAGTTTATAGTTACCTCTGGCTGCTGCTTGCCAGAATAGAGCTGATAGGACTCGAACCTATAAAGGCATGGGTGAGCCTCGGCCAATAGCTGCATGAGCCCATCTATTGCAGCATCAGCTCTACCTCAACACTATGTAGTGTTAGAGGGATTTGTAAATAAGTAATGGGGAATTACTTGTTACATATATTATGTTATAGCATAATATATTATAAGTCAATACTAAATTTCCTGAAAGTTTCTAGGAGCTCTCTATACTCTCCAGTGAGGCCTAAAGTTTTGGTATTATCAACTAATGATACGTTTCTGGTTATCCTTATTGGTACACCATCCTCAGTTATCCACTCAGTAGTTTTAGGATGATCTGAGTATCTGGCCTCTAGTCCACCAGCATAGATAAACTTAAAGCCCTCTGTCATCATATCCAGTCCGGTATACTTCTTACCGGTCTCTTTTGATTTCTTAATGGCTGCTCTCTCCAGCTCTTTAGCTCCTATCTTTTTATTGACTCCGGCAATAGTAATATGCAGCTTACCCTCATCATCCTCATAGGCATACTTTTTAGCTCCCATAGTCTTAAATCTTTTGATGTGATCCTCTATCTCAAATAGGCCCATGTAATGCTTTTTACCATTAGGATCTATTGCGTATGTATGATTAGCCTCAGCATTTTTGATCACTTCCTTATTCAAAATACTCCAGTCTACATCATTACCTATGTATTTACACGAGTCAGTGTCACAGTAGACAAAATTGATACCGCATAAGTCTATGCCTTTTTGTAAGTGCTCTCTGGCTCTAGCTGTAACCCATACTCCCCACTGATAACATAGGAAAGCTCTTTTATTATAATCGTTAAGAAGTACCTCTGGATCTGTGTCCTCATCCTTATATAGATCCTCCAGCTCAGAGATATATTTAGTTGTTAGTTTTACTGGATCCTGAGCCATCATTCCATACTGAGCATTTAAGAGATTTTTCATCTTATTATATAGGAGCTTGTAAAATTCTGCTGTGTGCTCCTCATCAGTCTTTTTATCCTTGAGGAGTGTTTTCTGTTTGTAGTATTCCAGAACACATTCTCGGAGAGGAGCTGGGAGCTTTCCATATCTAGCAGTAGCTACCTGATGGATGATAATATCAAAGTCATACTGCTGCCTTAAGATCTTATAATCTATATCAGTTAATGTTATCTCTCCTATTACCTCAGCAGATAATACTCTACCATTATCATAGGCTCCATTATAGATACCTCTACATTTTGCAGTCGGTAAATATGGCACTGGGATAATATCATTTTTAAGTGTTACGTTCTGGAGTGAGCACCTTACCAGCACGGCCTTTTTCTTTTTATAGATGAGCTCATCCAGTTTCTTTTCTGAGCACTCTTTTAATAATGTAAATTTAGATACTGGGAAGAGACTGTTTACTATCTCATTAGGATATGAGCTCGATATATCAGCACTGTTTAAATCCTCCAAGATCTTATTAGCATAGTATCTACTTGCGTGAGTGTTACCACCTCTGAAAGCCTCCCTGAGCATCTTATATATTTCATATGATGGTAACTGAGCCTTTACAAAAGTATGCGATACCTTGCGCATGGCTCTTTTTGCATCTCTTCTGGCATATCCGGTTGAGGTTAGAGGCAGTGTATAGAGATTGTCTCCATCTCGCTCCATCTCTACCTTGATAGCCTCTACCAGTCCTCTTACATCATTAATACAGTATGCAAGCTCTCTATTTGAGAGCTCTGTATACCAGTATCGACGCTTTTTATAATTGTATCGGAGCTTATAGTTATGTACTCCCATCTTTTCACAGAATGAACGCAAGTTCATGTTAGTCTGTAAATAGCTGCACCTAAACTCAAAAGTGTTATTGAGCAGTGCCTTTAGGATCTTCCTATGATCCATGCAAAAAACATCATCAGGACTAAAATTAAACAGTCCGGATAAATACTGGAACTCAAATGACAAATTGTGATCAAAGATAACCAACCTATCATCACCTAGTACCTCCTTAAGATCTGCTAAAAAGTTTCTAAAACTATACCAGTCTCTACCCACTACAGTACATTTATCCCCAAACTGCCATTGCCAGATATACATCACGCTCTCGTCTATCTCGCTTATATAAGTAGTTTCGATATCGAAAGCTGTGATTATATCCTTATAGTAATATTTTTGAGTTGTACCCTGATTGCCCTTTTTGCGTGTCTGCACTGGTAGAGACTCAAACCACCCAAAATCAAATTGATCAGGACTTATTACCATATTATCTCCTCTTAGACTTCTTAGATTTCTTAGCCTTATAACGTCTCTTACGCTTTTCTATCTCATCAAGCTGCTTTTGAATTCTAGCTTTAGTCTTTTCATAGTTTCCGTCTGATTTACTATTTCTAAGTTTCTTGGCCTTATCCACATTCTCTAGCCAGAACTCAAACTCCTCTTCTACTTGTTTAGGATCCAGCTGATGTTTTATTACAACCCCATAAAGATCAGCTGCATCTCCGGAATCATAACTCATATCATACATCTGATGCCTATACTCTTCCATGAATTTACCAAAAGGCCTGAAATTTTCCTCATTTACAAAGTTATAGCCATTATCATGGAGAGTAGCTAAGCTCTTTTTCATTATCTCTTTTTGTCCTGATACAGTAGAGGCTTTAGCTGTAATAAATCTTGCGAGATCTGATAGCCTAGAGGCCAGCTCTGAGTCTGACTTTATGTCCTTGAGTTTAGGATAATGCTTGTAATTCTTGAGATAGGCCTGAGTATCATCATAGCCAGCAGCCCTTAATCTCTTTAGTCTCTTCTGGGAGATATCCCTGAGACGTGTATACTCTTTTCTTACTGCTGCTCTGTTTTCTTGGATCTCAGCTTTTATTTTAGTCGGTATGTACCAGTTAGGATCATATGTTAATTTTGCAGCCATTCTTGTAATACCTCCTTAGTCTTTAAGTCCTTACTTACAAGGTCATCAACTCGTTTCTGAGCAACTTTAAGAGTCTGACGAGCTAATTCAATATCATGGTCATTCTCCATAGCCATCTGAGCTCTTGGAAGTAAATCATATATTATACACATACCAAACTCACAATATAAAGAGACTATAGCCTCTTTACTAAAATTGCAAGGATGCCAGTTATATACAAATTCAATACACTCATAGTCTTTATCATCTATTGATAATGGATGACCTACCTTATTAACATAAATACCCTCAAACTCTTGTCTTAGCATATTAAACACCCTCCACTCTAGTATCTAAAAATACCTCATCAACACAAGTTAAGCATCTTTTATCAATTAAACAGCTTGATGCCTTAGCTATTAACCAGCCATTTAAAGTTATAAGTATAGGATCATCCACAGAGCCAAATAAACGTAACTCATTAGCTCTTTCATCTATATTAGCTATATGCTCATAAGTAATATTATTACCATTATTCGCTATAATTACTCTCATAAGTCTGAGCCTCCCTATCCAAATTAGCATCCAGATCATACTGCTGTCTGATCATCCAGCTGATCATACTAGATCTGGATCTGCCATTTATGTCTGCCAGCTCATCCACGTAGGCCAGCAGCTCCTCATCTATTGTTAATGATATGTTTTTAGTTTTGCTCATCTTTTACCTCTTTTCTTACATCATCAATTAGCATCTGCTGCGCATTTATGATGATATCAGGATCAATCTTGTCAATTGCTCTGAATATCTCATATAGCTCATGCGTTAATACTAAGTCAGATATAGGCTTTAACTGTTCTGGTACATTAATTAGTACAGATCCATGTAATGCCCTATCATCATACATACTACGTCCTATTTCAGTATTTGCTTGTATCATAATTCTACTACCTCCAATGCCTCAGCATCTACCCAGATGGTTTCTCCGGATTGATTGCTTACTTTAATAAGTACACTGCCATCTCTCATTGTGCTAAACTCCCTGATTGTTAAATTCCCTGATCCATCACTAAAAGTTAATCTTTTCATTGTTCTAATTCCTCCCTTAATTCTTGCAGCTCATAAGTAAGATCTGTATCCCTATCTAATAATATTCTCTGCTGAGCCTTTAATCCCTCGATTAATCTATCGAGCTTTTGTATCTCTTGATAATTCTCATAGATCTCTTTTTCTTTAGCCTCTATCTGGGCCTTGATATTTGCTATAAGCATATGATCACCTCCTAGATATTATTTTATAGCACAATATAGCATACATCAATAGTTAATTTTAATTGCTCCGGATCTAAAGAGAGCCTTGGCACTTAGCACAATATTAGTTAAAATAAATCAAGAATACCTCTTGACAAATCTAGTTTCCATGTTCTCGCAAGCTCAAACCCACTACCC